TTAATCTTTGATGAATACGCCTATTCCTATAACATCGGGTCCAATATGTGCACCAACTACAGGAGTTGAAGGTGCCTGGTAAAGACCCTCGAGACCTAGTTCTGTTTTCAAAACATTCACAAAATAATCTCGTAACTTCGGGTTACCAGTATATAGGATGTACGCATCAAATGGTTTACCTTCAGTATAGTTCCTGACCTTACTTGCGATTGATCTAAACGCTAACTTGATTGTTCGAATTCTTTCAATTGATACAATGTGACCAGTCTCCTTAACTTGCAGAATCGGTTTGATTTTTAACAATGTACCAACAAATGCTTGTGCTCCCGATAAGCGCCCATTGTTGACTAATTGAGTTAGTGAATCAACTGCAAAAAATATCGTATTCTTCTTCCTCATTTCGGTTAATAGCGCTTCAATTTCATCAAAACTTTTTCCGCTTTGTAACATTTTATCTGCTTCAAGTGCAAACAGTCCCTCTGAAAAACAAACGGTTTGTGTATCAAAAACGCGGATTGTCATACGATCAGCCAATTCTTGAGCAGCCATCTTGATTGCATTATATGTGCCAGATAATACGGACGCTATCGTAGTCACGAAAAAGGAATCATATCCTTGCATAAATAACGCGTCGAAAAACTGTATGATTTCTCCAACAGATGGTTGACTTGTCTTCGGAACCAGCGATGGATTTTCTCTCATGATACGATAAAAATCGTCCGCTATCATTTCAGTGCCATCGAGATAAGCCTTATCATCCATGAATATGCTGATCCGAATTATTTTGACTTGGTGCGCTGATTCATAATAATCCAAACCACCAGTTGATGTATCAACAACACAACTTTTCATTCAAAACCCTCCTTTTTACCCGCCATTGTGACGGAGCAATCATTGATTTTATAAATATTATAACACGTAGTATAAAAAATATACCAAATAAAAAAAGGCCACCTTTTCACAAAACACGTGATAAGTGGCCATTGACTATTTTTTGAGTTCTTCTTGGATGATTTTTTCAGCTTCGGAGAGGGATGCTCGTCCCTGCATCTTGTTGCTGAAGGAGACGTACTCGTCGATGATTGATTCGATCTTGGCTTGATTCGTCTCGACGAAGGTGATCGCCTTCTCGGTGGATCCCGTCAGATTGCTGACCCATTCGCTGAGTCGCGAGATGACGGCTTTCTTCTTCTCGTCGCCTGCGAGGAATGCTTCGCCCTTATCCTTGGCGAGTCGATTCTTCTCTTCGACGATCATGATGAACTCTTTGAGCGTTTTCTGAATGCTCTCGTCAAAGACGATGTCCTTGGCTTTCTGAACCAAGTCAGATACGTTCTCGGCGGTGCGAGTGAGATCTTCCTTCACTTCCTTGATCACTTCGGTAAAAGACTGGTCCTTGCCCATTTTCGAAGTGACATAGAGAGCGAGTAGTAAAAGCGATGTGATCAGTAGAATGATTTCAAGCGTTGTCATTGTCTTTCCCTCCCAGGCGTTTGTAGATATTGACTTGTGAATCTTCGAGTCGCGAGACACGATGTTCCAGGACATTCACGTCTTTCTTAAGCGTTTTGATGTCTTGCGAATGCATCTCGAGCAGATTGATCATCTTCACGTTCTGCTTCTCGATGGTTTGAAGATTGCTCAAGATACCATCGTTGTTCGACTTGTTCTTGCGTTCCTGACGATTGAACTGCTTGATGGTGGTCATGATCACAACCACCATCGTTACGATCCAATAGATCAGGTTTTCCATGCGAAATAGACTGAGGATGTTATCCCAATTCATCGTTCATCACCTTATCCCTGTAGGCTGCGATGTAGCGCAGCTGTTCTCTTAAAATGGGCATGTAGCGTACGCCCACATCGTTGTTCCAATTCTTTTTGTATTCTTTCATCATCGTCGCCCACGGCTCTTCCACCACATGCTCGTATGTTCCAACCTGATCCACGTGATCCAGGATGCCGCGAACACGTAGGATGTGATAATGCGACTTCTGCGGTGCAGGCAAATCGAGTCGCGTTTGATAATGCTCGACGAAACTCGCTAAAAACAGGCCGAGCCTACTCGTCAGGTCGATCTTCTTGTACGCCTCATATTCGGCTCGGTAGCGTTCATCAAGATAGATGAGCGTGTCCTTTGGCGACAGAACTTCGTCGATGTAGGCTCGATCGTAGAGCGGCACCGACGGATCAAGGTTTTGTTTCTTCATATAGATATCGCGCCCATACGCGAAGATGTCGAGAGTACCCAAACTGAGGTGGACATTCCCTTGGAAGCCGTCGAGGACGGCGGTCACGTCATCGTCACTGTTTTCGTCATCGAGGCCAAAGGCAACGGATCCACAGTAATAGATGAACATGACCGTCGACTGAGGAAAGATGTTTCGAACGACCTCAAGAATGTTATCCTTCGACTGGCGTTGTTTCATTCTGATCCTCACCTGTCGGTATAGCAGGTTCGACGACATCAAGATCGTCGATGGCGTCCTCAAAACCGACGACATTCTCTTTCAACCAGAGATATCCCTGACGAATCGTATTGGTGTTTTGAAACAACACAAAATCTGCGATGGGTATCTCGATATCGACTTCCTCGAGCGGTTGACTGCGATTGGCTCTTGTTTCTTTAGAAAGATATGAAGCGACGCAGATGACCGCTTTTCGATGGGCATAGTTGATATTGAATGCGGTGATGCGATGATACGAGAGCGATAATCCAAACTTGGAGTTCATGCTTTTAATAATGGCCATAAGATTCCTACTTTCTAAGAGTGCGATAGATCGTGACGCTGATCAGATCGGGGTTTCCAAGATTCAAACCAGGGTTGATGTAGAGATTACCGACAGTACCCAAGAACGAGTGAACAAAGTCCACCATCGTAATCGTGGCGTCAGCCTGACCTGCTACCGTAGTAGTCGCTTTCCCATACACAACCCACTGTTGATTGTCAGTGAGAGCATTTGCGAATGTTGGTGTCAATTCCATGTCGATGACCTTGGTGATCCCACTCGTGAGTGTGGCTCCTGAAGAGTGCACATCGGGAATTGTGAAGGTGATCGTGTTTCGTGCCGACACTTTCGTGATGGTGGTGGATGCATCATTTGACCAGATCGAATTGTGGGATCCGAGTAGATTCGACAAACCTGCTGTTCGATAATAAAGAAAGGTTGCCGAAGTATCAACGATCGTTCCCATCGTGGAAGCAATGATATGAATCTTGTAGATGTACGCTGGATCAAAGGGATAACTGGCAGAGTGATTGTAACTTGCACCTTCGTACGAATAAACTTTCTCCAGTTCGCCACCCACCTTCACAACTTCCGTCGAATTTCGGGCGTACAGCGCATTATTGGTGTAATCAAAGGCCAACTCACCCACGTAAGCAAGGCTCGCTGTCGTGGGCTTTGTGGTGCCGCGCTTCACCCGAATGGTGGCCATTAATACGTACCGCCATCAATGATCGATGACGGCTGCAGAACCTTGGTGGCGTCGATACCGATTTGGTATTTGAGTGCGCTCGGTGAGTAGTTGGCATCGATCGTTTGATACACTTTGATGGCGTCTGCGATGACAGCCGCATCAAAGGCCACCAGTGTTCCCAACGATTCCGAGCCTGAACCATCCCAAATGCGCGTGTTCATGACGTTGGTGAGAATCGCCTTCTGCAGCGTAGTCAAGTGGTCACTGTTCGCAATGTGGGTATTGAACGTGGTCGTCGATACACCGCCGAGTCCTGCAAGAGTGATGGTGACGGCTCCCGTTGAACCGTTGACGCTCGTGACGGTATCAGTTGGCGTAAGCAGTTCTTGCCAGTTGGTGAGTGTCGCATACCCTGTCGTCTTCAGGATGAAGGACTTGTTGATATCGGTACGAACCGCGACGTCGCCTTCTTGCGCATTCGACAGTGCGAGCATTTCGGTTTGGCTTGTGACCACCCACGTGTTCGTGATGGCGACCTTCGGAATGACGGAATCGGCGAGTTTTCCGCTCGCATCGAGGATCGGGATATTGCCATTGCCAGTTCCTGTATTCTTCGTCGCAGCCGTGCCAAGTCCTAGCGCGGTGATCTTCGCATCGATTTGGGTATCGACTTTGGCCACTCCTGGAATCTTCAAGTAGTCGGCATCCACGAGCGGTGTGCCGACACTCCCAACTTTATCTGCCTTGGCGATGTAGAGATGCTCACCATTGAAGTCGACGAGTGGTTCGCCTGCTTTGATGGTGCCTACCGAACCGATGAGAGGTCCTGTTCCTGCGGTGGTTCTTCGTTTGATTTGAATCGTTGCCATATGTTTGATTCCTCCTTATTTTTTGATGAATGCGGATGTGATGCGATGTTCGGTACTTCCACAAGTGAGTGTCACTGTATCGCTCGAGTACGAGATTCCCAGCGTGTAGTCGGATCCTGCGCGCCGATAGCCAATCGAGGTATTCGAACCAACAACTAGGAACAACAACTGCCCTGGGAAGACCAGTACAGTCGAATACTCAATCGTCAGATAGAGAATACTCTCCGAGATCGCCACCGAATTGTATCCACTGAATCGGTAGACACCGTTGCTGACCTTGGTAAGAATCAATCGGACAGGAAGATGTCGCTCGGTCAACGAGCTTTCCAGTTCTTCCACGCGCGTTCGATCGGATAAGATGAACATACGTTGGAAGTCAGTGACAAGCGTGACCGACGTCGTCGTTTTCGAATAGGCACAGAGAGCCAGTTCGTAAACTCCATCAATTGTTTGTAGGTCGGTTTGGATCAAGGTCGGATAGGTGCCAGCTTCTTCTTTGACATAGAGCTGCGCAGTATTTGCACTGGTATCGACATTCAACACAACATACCCGAACTTGACGGAATCGGGTGTCACGACGACGGCCGTCTGGTTTTCGATATAGACTACCCGACCATAGATCGAAACATAACCCTCGAGTAACGTGATGGTGTTGTTGGCCAGTGAAAAGGCACACTCGTGCCTGAGTCCTTTCAAAATGCCAACGTCATTTGAGAACAGAAAATGGTGGAGGTCCGCATCGATTTTCGATGTGACGTTCGCACCATCAAAGATGATTTTTTGAACTCCCATTAGAATTCACCTCCATCGAGATCTGTGATCCCTGTTGTAGAAATCGAAATGTTGCTGACGGCCGAGTTGACACTCTTGCTTAAGAGCTGGATCTTCTCGGTCAGTTTGATACGGTATTCGCCAAGCGTGACGGTTACCTGATGAAACCCATCTTTGAACTTGATGCTCGTAACCACCGAATCGTAGATCTGATCGTCTTTACGAAACTCGACGAAGTCCCCGAGTTGAACATTCTGCATCGGCCGAAGCACATCATTGTCCGTTCGAATCGAAAACGTGATGTTGTGATCCAACTTGGACGAGATCATCTCTGATCTTGCTTTGGTGAGTAAAGTCGGATAATCCGCATCGGCGTAAAATGCTGCTTTTGGGCGGACACTTTTATAGCGTAGAGGATGATCAATTTGAGTCGTGATCTCCCCACTGGTGAGAAGGTAATAGGAGAAAATCGATCGATAGATAATATTTTCTGTCTTTGGATGATAGACGATCTTGTTGATCATCTGACTGGAACTGTCATTGATGACGAGATCCTGGATGGCTTGAAAATTGTTTTTGAGTTTGATGCCACGATTCACTTCACCGATTCGGAAGTTGATCCCCGTCACACGGCCACGAAGATAGGTAGCTTCCGAAGACAATCGTAATCCATACGTTTTGGTGATGAGTTCCATGACGGACGCAAGCGAAAGAATTTTGTCGGGCTCGAACGCCAAGTCGCCTTGGACATTTGCGTCTTTGAGAATCGTCAGATAGTTCAAGTTCTGAAACGCGTCCGAACTCGTTTTGAAGTGTTGAACGAGCAGTCCCTCAAGGTAACTGGCCAGATCGCCGCTGAAACTTTGAACAGGAACATCGATCGAGCAGATCTCCCGAAAGTCGAGCGCGTTAATGGTCATTTGGTGCTTATCGGCCAACTCAAGGCGCTCGACAATCCCAATAAACGAAATCGGTGCGTCCTTTAATATGACGATGTCGCCGATTGACGCATTGAGATTGCCTTTGTTGATGAGAAAAGAGGACTTCTGAATGATGACCAGGTCGACGTTGATTTCGAAGATCTTGTCGACATAACCGTAGTCCTTATATTGAAGGGTGTTGCGATCGAGAAAGATCAGTTGCATCCTACACCCCCAGATACCCTTCAAGCATCGTGATGCGACAGAAGGTCGCGCTCGCAACCCCTGGTTTGAATTCAATCTCGCACTCCCCAGGCTCAACAAAGAGGAAATTGTCGCAGGTGAAGTCCTGGGAAGCATAGATCGAAATTGTTTCACCGTTATCGATCGAACGAATGTACTGGTTGTTTGGAACCGCAGAGACATGAACTTCGCCTGAGGATTGGGAATGATACAACCGAAGAATGGAGATGATGATTCCATTTTTTCGGATGAAGATTTCAGGATCTTCTACCGCACCGATCATTTCAATGAAAAGAGGTGCCTTGTGGACACCTCGATTTTGCACTTGGATCTTCCCTTCATACGATGCAGAGTAGCGGTACGGATAACTGAAGGGATAGACTTTCCCTGTCGGATCGCCATTGACGGTGATGCTGAAGACCTGAGATTTAAGCCAAAGCGATAACTTGTGAATCACGATCTGGCATTGTAGGGTTCCTGCGATGAGTTCTTGCTTGGATAGGGATTTGATATCAATGTAACAGAATGCCGTGTCGTTCGTTTCGTAGTACAACTTGAGACCCTTATCACCTTGCTTCAAGAAGTCCAAGAACTCCGAGTATCCTCGATATCCCTTCATGAACGTGAGCAAGGCTTGAACTTCGGAAATCGGCTGATCTGCCGCGACGCGATCGTAGAACGTATCGTATTTGAGATAGGTGAGATCTTGCGTGAATCCAAGACCAGAAAGCGCCGAGATCAGCGTCCCACTTCGGTAATCGAAATGAAATCGATGTCCAGCGGGGTTCTCAAGGAAGAGACGTCGAATCATAGAACACTTCCTCCTAACGCCCGATTGATCGAATCAATATCAAAGGTCGGCGATGTCGTATTGATGGTAATGTTGTTCATGTTGTTGGTGGATCGGTTGATGTTGGAGGCGTTGATCACGCTTTGCGATTGTTTCAGGTTGAAGGTTTCGCCGAACCATCCACCAATCTTACCAAAGAACCCTCCGACCTTGTCGGCCGCATTGCCGACAAAGTCGCTGACACCTTGGGAGATATTCGAAGCGAAATCACCAATATTGCCTGTAATGGTTCCGATCATATCGCCAAAGTTCCCTGCGATATCCCCCATTTTCGAACCCAGATCGCCAATCCATTCGAAGATGGTCGCTAAGAATTCAACAATCTTCTGAACCACGGCCATGACGGGTTCGAGTACTTTCTGAAGCACCTTGATGGCTGGTACCAAGATGGCTTGGAGCACTTTTCCGATGATCTCGATCAATGGTGCGACCATCTCAAGCAAATCGGCGATGAATCCAATCTGGGACATCAAGGGAACGAGGAGTATTTCGATGATGGGTACCAGGAGATCGACGAGCATAACGACGAGTTCAATGACCACATCTAGGATAGGCGATAACGCCGTCATGAGGCTCTCGACAATCGACATGATCGGTGGTAATAGTAGCATCAGCGTTTCACCAAGCCGTGCGAGCAAAGCGCGAAAATCTTCACTTTGAAAGAGAGCAACAGCGAGGATGGCGAGTAACGCACCAATCCCCAACGTCGCGAAATTGATCCCTGCGCCAGCGAATAGTCCTGAAGAACCGACACCTTTGATCACCATTGAGACGGTATTGAGGAGTGGTCCGACCTTCCCGATAATTGATAAAACGGGACCGATGGCCGCCGCCACCGCTCCCAAGGTCAAGATGATTTGTTTGGTTCCTGAATCGAGGTTTGTCCATCTCACAACCCAATCCTTGATGGTAGGAATGATCGCATCGCGGACAATCGAGAGGAGTCTTTCGAGGGCAGGTAGGACCGTCGCGGCCACATCCATTGCGAGGCTGGAGAGTGACTGCTTCGTTTGATCGAGAGCGTCATTGAAACTTCCAGCAATGGCGGCTTGATCATTGGTGATGATTCCTAGTTCACGTGCTTCATTTCGGAGGGCAGTTATCGAATCTGCTTCTTGTGATAGGATCGGGATCAGTTCAGAACCGATCTTGTCGCCAAAGAACTCGTTCGCGATTCCGACACGCAGTGCTTCATCTTCAACATCTGCTAGGGCGTCGCGAATGGTACCGAACGCTTGATCGGCGTTCTTTCCCTTGAGATCGTCGACGCTAAGTCCAATGAGAGATAGGCTTTCGGAGACCTTATCGCCATTCCCTGTCGCGATGTCACCAAGGATTCCATTGACCTTCACAAAGGCTTTATTCAAGCTCTCAGTCGAGCTTCCTGAGATCTTTGCGACATAGTTCCATTCTTGTAAACCCTCGGCGCTGAGGCCGATTTTCGCCGCACTGTCGGCGATTTCATCAGCTGTGGCAGCTGTCTTCACTGCCAAAGCACCAAGGGCAGAAACGACTCCTAAAATCGGCAGTGTGATGGACTTGGTGAGTGTGTTTCCTAACTGGCCAATCTTCTCAAAGTTGGCGTTTCCAAGCTCTGTGATCTTACCACGAGTGGATAAGAGCTCTTGATTGAGTTTGGAAACTTCGGCTTCGGTGTAGGCGACATTGCGCGCCAGTTTGGAGAACTCCACCTCGCTCATGTCGCCGACTTTGACAGCTTGCTTGGCCTTTTCGAGTTCGAGGTTTTGGGTTTCGAGTTTCTTCTTGGTCGTCTGCAGAATCTCGTTCAACTTCGATTGTTTCTGTTTCCATAACTCGACATTCGAACTATCGTACTTGAGGTTTGCATTGATGGCTTTGAGATCTTTTTGTTGTTCCTTCAGATCTGACTGGATTTCCTTGAGTTCGTTCTCAAGATCTCTTCCATCAAGACTCAACTTGATATTAAGTCCTTTGATTGTCTCTGCCATCGATGCTCACCTCCGTTCAACTATGGTAAGATGTATTTAAATAAGGGGGTAATCGTATGTTTGAATATAAGGTAGTTGCAATTCGTATTCCAGCATTCAAATCAAAGGATGTTGGTGCCGAAAAGATACAAGAAGAAATGAACAAACATGCAAGAGACGGCTGGCGTGTTCATAATGTAAGCATCACCGACTTAACCATGATTATCATGACATTTGAAAAGACAATATAGTAGCTAAATCAAAAAACGATCAATGTCAGATTGGGTAGCCTTGCGGCTGCCCTTTTTGTTGGTGATCACATTCATCTCCAGTTGGACGAGTTCGACATAGGACTCCAAATCAAAATACTTTGCATCCTCAATCGAGATGCCTAGATGAGCCAGGTTAAAGATGATGTTTGCAGTTGCGCCAAACTCGGGCTCATCATTTGGACTGTGGGGATGGTTTGGCGCTTTTTTGGAGAGTACCGAGCATGTCTCCAATCGTCGCAGAGAGAATAGCGAGTTCATCTGTATCACTCAGAATCGAGAAGTCGAGCGACATCAGGAAGTCGTTGTAGGAGGTTTTGCTGAAGGGACGATGAAGCACGTAGATGATGCGAAAAATCGTGTCGATGACGAGCGAGAAGTCTTCTTCCTTGATGTTCTTCCCTTTTTCAAGTTTCTTGATGTCGCTGAAGAGCTCCGAGCCGAAAACATTGCGATAATCGATGATAGTGAATAAGGACGAGTGGAGACGGTACTCCTTCTCGCCAAGCTTGATGGTTTTTTCCATAATTCATTCCCCCTTTAGATGAATGTCGGCAGTTCGGGTGCCGTGGACAGGAAATTAGTGTAGTTCGTATCACCGACACTGGCGATGACGCGAAGGATCAGGTTGTTGCCCGATTCGATCGGACGCGCGGTGATGGAGAGCGAGATTGAGTTTGCTTCAATGGAGTCGGCTTTGGATTTGCTTGAGTCGCCAGACGGGGTTGCGGTGCAGAGATAGTACCAAATCCGACGCGCTTTGATGTCGCCTTGGATTTCGTAACCGAGAGCAAATGTCTTCGTTTCGTTGTTTATAACCTCGACGAAGTTGCCGTTGGTGTCGGTCTTGAAGCCGAAGATGTCCTTTTTGAACTCGTCGTCGATTTCGGTGAATTTGAGCGTGACGGTCGTCCCCGAGTTCGAAACGAGCGTTGCGATGACTTTGTCATCCGCATAGACTTGCGTGCTGCCACCGATCGCTTCGGTGGTGATTTCTTGGGCTCCTGCGAGGCGTTTGGGAGAACCGAACGTCCAGGCTCCGTCGACGGCTTGGGTAGCGAGCGCGTAATGGACGTTGGTAAGTCCGAAAGTAACCTTGTTACTCATGATTGATTTCCTCCAGTTTGATTTCGTAGACTCGGTTGACCGAGTTGTCTTCATTGACGTATTCCGTCACCATCTGATAATTGAACCCCGATGCCTGCAAAGCTGTTTCAAGCAGCGCTTCAATGGTTGGATTCTTCTCTTTGGTGACGAGGGTGATTTGATAGGTGATGATGCGAACACTCGGACGATTGTCGGCGTAGGTGACTGGGCGATTGCTGATCTCCTGATACACAATGAATGGGTACACATCGAGATCAACCGCGTCGACAATGTTGGTACCATAGGTCACCTTATTGGGGATGACCGACTTTAACAACGTATAGATCTGTGCGAGATGAGCCATTATGAGCCACCCCTTTCAATGATTGCTTTGATTGCTTCGAGCATTTCAGGAGCGAACGCATCGAAGGCGGGTCGCATGAACGGACGCGGTCCGACAAACTTCCCACCCCGATGCGTGAACCCGAACTCCAAGAGATGGGTCAGACGACCCTTCTTCTCGGAATAGATCGCGATGGTTTTGTTGATTCCCGTTCCGATAGGCAACGCGACAAATGAGTCGGCGAACCCATACGATTGGCCGCTCCTCGGTGCCTTTTCTTGAATGTAGATCAACACTTTGTCGGCCGTTTGATCGAGGACTCTTTCCATCGCCGCTTTGATATCATCGGTATACTCGATGACGAGTTCACCGATTTTGAGTCCCAGTTCATCCAAGGAGACCAATGATATCCCCCCTCTTGATCTTGGTTTCTGCCAAGTAGAGTTCAATGAACTGCCCACTCACGTAGGTACGTTCAATCTTGTAGACGATGTCGTTAACCATCGCATGTCGGCTTCCATCATAGAGAAAACTCTGGATGCGAAGTGCGATGTCGATTCGAACATCCGATTTCTTGCTTTCGTAATACTCCTTTGAAGTGACCGAGAAGTTGATCCCGATGACTTCCTTGGAACTGACGAGTGAGAGTTGACGATTGCCAATGGCATCCTGGACGCCATCGAGTTTAAGAAGCATGAGTCGGATATTGGGTGAACTTGGAAACATCAAGTACTACTTCCCTTCGTTAGTGCCAGCTGCGAAAGCAACATATCAAAACTCTTCGGGAGTTCCTTGACAGATCCATCGTTCTTGAAGCCAAAAAAGGTCTTGCAGTAAATGAGGATCAGGGAGTCCACAATCGGACTCCCTTCCTCACCGAGGACTTCCTCGGCCACACCGACCGAGCGAAGCAGTTCTCTGCACCCTTGGATATGGGAAGACAACTCGAGATCCGCATATGTTTCAGTCAGCGGAATCAGGAGTGCCTTTTTCACAATGTCGAGTATAGCCAAGTTAAGTTACCTCTTTTCTTGTGAGCCTGTCGCTGCTAGCGACTAGACGGCTTTCTTCTTGATGCGGAGGAAGCCTTTGTAACCTACGACGTTGCCGCCTGTGAACACGGAGGCTTTGTAGCAAATGATACCGTCCTTGAACTTGTAGTCGGTCGACTTGCCGATTTCGACGGCCGAGAAGACGGGAACCTCATAGTTCTTGAGCGCACCATATGCCATCGCATAGTCGCCTGCGGTCGTCGCCGTGTCGGCGATTGCCTTACAGTTGGAGTTGATCACGTACGGAATGCCGTCGATCGTTTGATTGATGTAGTCGACGGTGTGTACCTTGCGACCTTCGGACGTCCGTAGACCTGCGAAAGCGCGGAGGTCGTTCTTGTTCAGAATCAGCACAGCGCCGCCTTCGACTTCTTCGTCACCGCCATAAGCGAAGATGATGTCGTCGAGCGTCGAGTCGGTGATCGCGGAGAGTTCGAGTGGCGTGCTGTCGGCGAGAGCGACAGCCGTATCGCAGAAGATACCCGTGAAGGTGTTCGAGGTGCCAGCGCCGCGGAGGATCTGTTCGGAGATCTTCTTCTTGAGGGAGACGTTGATGTTCCTCAGAACTTCGGCTTGGTAGGGGATGCTCGGAAGCTTCTCGAGCTCTTCGGTGATTTCGGTGTAGGCGGTGATCTTCACTTTGGTGATCGTCACGTAGCCAAACGTAGGCTCGGTTTCGGTCGCGGCCGCACCCTCGGCGGTCGTACCTGCAGTGCCATTCGATTTGACGAACGACTTCTTGTAGGTTTCACCACCATTGAGGTTGACGACATTGACTTTGTCGACGAGGGACGAGACCTGAGCATACGGAACGGGAGCGAGTCCGCCTGCGACGTGTTCGGGGACGAGGACTTCAGTACTTGACACTTGGATCACACGATTTTCGCGGAGTTGTTTACCGCGCAGTTCGAGTGTTTCCTTGTTGAGATCGTTGCGAGCGTCGATGACGATCGGTTTGATGTCGACCTTGGTGGCGATGGACATCTTGCGATCGATGAGGGTTCTTTCTTCTTGCAGGGTGGTGCATTCGGTGTCGAATGCTTCGAGTTTTGCGACGTCCGATTCCGCTTCAATGAGCGAGCGGATTTCCGTCAGTCTGGTTTCGATTTCTTTGCGTCTTTTTTCGAGATTCATGTGCTTTCTTTCCTCCTGGGGATTAGTATTTTGTCTTGATTCGAATACGATGTTTCAACGTATCGGCACGTTGTGCCTGCTCTGCTAACTCCATAGCCTTTAGTTCCAAATCCATGGACTCCAAAGAACGAGCGTAGATACTGGTTGAATCGTAGGCTGGAGTGTCAACCACTGACACATCGTAGAGCCGTCCGATTTTAGTGATGATGCGTTTGGGGACGCGTCCCTCTTTGTTCCAGGTCTGTTCCTCGACCGTAAAGGCGAAGCTCATCTTGTCGAGAAGGCCACTGCGGACCATCTTGTAGATGTCCTGGTTCGATTGGGTGTCGAGTAAATCGGCATGGACCTTCAATCCCACATTATCGACCGATAGTGAGAGGGACTTGTTCTTGGTTCTGGCGATGATCAGGAAGGAATCCATGTGGTTGTATTTCATCGGGACATCCTTCATCAGGGTATCTTGAAGCGCAGTCCGATTGATTTCCTCAAGGAATCCATACTCTTCATCTCCGATCAGGGTTTCTTGGTTGAAGACAATCGCATACCCTTCGAGGGTCATCTTCCCTTCGGTTTCTTCAAACTTGACATCGGCCAAGCGAGTCTCTTTAATCATTGGTTCGCACCTCGACTTTCAGTTTCGATGGCTTGGACTCGATGCTGTACTCGAGTTCTGCATCTTTGTACTGGAAAGATGTGATCTTGTTTTCTTTGCAGAAATCATCTATTATACCAAGCTTGGTTTTCTGCGTTTCTAAGATGGTCTTCAGTGCTTCTTTGGATATGGTGCCATTAACTGTGATCTTCATGGTTTTCCTCCTCGCCAACCTGATACTTGTTGGCCTTGTCTGCATCGACGAAATTGAGCGATTGTAGTCGTTTGTTTCCACCCTCTATGGGTTCGAGTCCTAGGAGAGCACGCGATTCATTCAGGGTCATAATGCCTAAGCTCATCAGCTTCTCAATGGCTGTCACTTTGGTATTCCAGCTTGCGTATTGAAGCCGCTCGCTGAAGAAGATTATCTCTTCGCCACGAGTGAGTTCATTCTCGGTCAGTAAGCCCAAAGAAAAAGCCTCGGACATTTGAATGGCTAGAGGCTCGATAGTGGATTCATAGAATGAGTTGAAGTCTTCTTCTGAGTACTTGTTTGCGAAAATCGGTGCTGAGACCCCGAAGTAATCCAGGATCTTCGACTGCAGAAACTCGAGTGTCTCTTTATCGATTAATTTGGGATCCACTGTTAGTGGGACATACTCGGACTTTAGGTCTATCGGGATGATGGAACTTCCCTTGGTTGAGATGGAATCGTTGAGCGCAGCATCGAATAACTCTCTTTGCTTCTTTTTATCGGCCTCGGAAAGCATCCCATTCATCTTGATGATGCCCTTGATCTGCATAGATGATCGGACAGCATTGTCGATGCCTTGTAGGACATTTTCGTTGATGGTGATTGTCTTCAGAATTGCTTCATGGTCACCAGCAGCACCAGTCCCACCAAAGAGATCATTCGATGCGAAGTATTTCCGCAAGTGGATGACATTCTCATAGGGTAAGGTGAACTGTCGACCATCCTCGAAAAAGAACTTCAAGTACACCGAATCAGTGGTATCAATCAACGCTTCTACTAGTATGGGTCGCAACGGATACAGGGCTTTGACTCCGCCATTAACTGAATCGAACATCGGATAGACAAATGCATTGTCATTCAGAAGCAATAGCATAATGACCTTATAAACAAAATCGTAAGGAGTCATCAAAGGATTTGGTTTGTGCTTCAAAAGAAAAGACAGTCGACCTTGTTTCTCGGTCACTGTCTTGTCAGTCTCGGTTTTGATGTATCTCGGTTTCAGCTTAGCACACTGGCTGGCTACCCGATCGATGCAAATTTTCACAACATCGCTTTTGGAGATATTAGATCCAAAGGGTGTGAAGAATGTATTGTTTTGACCGAGTAGTTGGAAAGCACTAGTTGACCCTTCTTTTTTCTTCCTTGAAAAAACACTCATGTTAATACCTCAAAACGGGGATGGTTGACATCCCACTTTTTATTTATATAACTATTTTTTATGTCTCGAATACCTTTTCGTTGGATTGTATGTACGTCTCATCTGTTTTATGGGGCGTTCTGTATTGGTCATAATAGATTCTATAATTGCTAGATATTCATCAACTTGCTCTCTAGCGCTATTTAATTTATTCTGCAGTACCGCTTTATCAGTGTCAAATTTTCGTGTTATAGTTTCTATTTCACCTTTAAGCGATTCAGCTTTCTGTTTAGATGAATTTATTACTCGAACCGAGTTATCCTCATCATGAATGATATCATTCAATTGGTCTATTTCTTTTTTGATTGGATCAATCTTTAGAAAATATTCGCGACTAAGCTTTGAAATTTCGTTCTCGACCTGGACCTGTTCCGTTTTACGTTCATTAAGAACAATTAATGTAGATTTATATTCATCAACCAACTTAAAATTAAAGCTAAGGATGTAACCACAATTTAAACAAACGAATCTTGAAATGGGATCAAATACTTCAAGTTGAGCTTCATAACTACCACTAATCTCCATTCCTTTTGTCTTAGCAAAGTTCTCATTTCCACATTGTGTGCATTTCAAAAAAACCACCTCTTTCACTGTTTTGAAATCATCTATTTTTAGTATACATTTGAAGAGAGGAGTGTGCAATGTTATATAGTGTTTGAATAATCTATCCTAAACCTACCAAGAACCGCATATGCAATGACCAATGCAACTGTGCCATCTATGCGTTTGTACTTAGAATTCAGTTTCGAAGGTTGAATATTACCGTTAAGATCTACCTTGGCTTGAGTGTTTGCTAAACACCACTTGAGAATGGGATTGTTGTCATAAATCAACTGCTTGCTTTTCAAATCAGCTTCAAGTTGCTTCATGGGTTCTGAGAGTGAATAGACCCCTTGACGAACCTTCTCCATGTTGAAACCAAGATTTTCCATTTCTTTGATCCAATATTGTGAGTTCCAAGGGTCGAACCCCACCCACAACGGACGGATCTGATACTCCTGAATCATCTTCATGAACCATTTCGTCACTAGAGTAAAATCATTTTGACTTCCTTCTGTCAGGGTTATTAATCCGCGTTTGATCCAAATATCATAAGGAACACTGTCTTCTTCCATTCGCTTCTTGACTACTTCGCTTGGCATGAAAAAATGCGATATGACATACTTTCGATTTTCACTCTTCTTCTGAATGACAAGAACTGCAGCAGTCAAATCTGTCGTCGAGGATAAGTCTACGCCAGCAATCGCATATGAATTCCTCAGAGTGTTGATATCGAACTTCGTTTCATTGTTTAGATCATCGAAGGACAACCAAGCTCCTTGATCAACTTGTTTGATGTTAAAGTCCTTGCACAACATCGTCACTCTAGTGGAATGATCATTCTTGGCTTTGTTCATGACGTCATCAAGGTAGGATGAAAGTTTGACTACTCCAATGCTTGGGTTCGACTTCTGCCAGTTTCTAGGATCGTCATAGATCTCCTGGGTGTTGTCCTGCGTGTAGAGCCAAGGTAATACACGTTCATCTGTGATTTCGCCTTTGAGCATCTTTCGACAGTATTCGAGTTTGCTATCCAGGAAACCGCCCACAGTCGTTCCCGCAGTGGTGATGATGAATATCAGCGGCTCTTTCTTGGTCGATTGACTTTGCTTGATTGCATCATAGACTTTTGAATCGGTCATTTCGTGAACTTCATCAATACATCCAACCTCAATGTTATATCCATCTTTGTTTCGGCTTTGAGCGGATAATTTCTTGATCTTGTTCTTGGTTTTTGGAGAATAGATAAAAAATATGTTTTTCTTGCTCCGTTTCTCATTGGATAGTACTGGTGATTGTTCTCGCATGTTGTTGATCTCTTCAAAGAGAATGTTCGCCTGCTCACTGGTATTGGATGCACAGACGATATCGACACCGCCTCTTGATAAGAAGAATTCAGCCAAATCAATCCCAGCTATGAACGTGGTCTTGCCATTCTTTCGAGCAATCAGAAGGATGACTTCATTGAAACGTCGTAATCCTGTTTCCTTGATTTTGAAACCATATGCAGTTTGGATGATTGCCTTCTCCCACAACTCGAGAATGAAAGGTTTCCCATTGAATGGCGACTTTGTGTGCTTACAGAAAGTTTCGATGAAATCAATTCGAAGGTTACCAGGTGCTTCATCAAATTCGTAGCGATGGTTTTCTAGTTCTCGCAGAAGTACATCGAGTTGTTTTCTAAGTTCGTCTCCAATCAGAATTTGTCCTTCGGTGACTTGACGATAGTATTCCAATAGATAGTTCATCAGACATTAGCTCGCTTCAGGAACTCATCAAATGAATCATCACCTTCGACTATGTTCTTCCCCATGATCGAGTTGAGCGCTTTAATGACGGTGCCGTATGAGTTGATTAACTTGGTATAGTACTTCGCTGCTTCAGTTTGTCTTTGCGAGCCTTTACTTGAAACTTGTACTGATCCATACTTTCGAATCTGTTCCTGCAAAACACCAAGTTCAACCTTCATGAAGGCCGCTTGTTCTAGTAGGTTATCGACGAGTTTTGTCTTGGTTTCGTCAACCGACGAAAAAAGCGACCGAAGTCGCTCTAATTCATCATGAACTTTAATGATTCTCGACATAGTGATTTTTCATTCCATTCTTATACTAATAAAGATTGACGTGACACCAAAAATGTCCTTTTTCGACAAGTCTGTGTTCATATCATAGTTCTTGATAATCGTTTTTAAGAAACTTATTAAATTTGGTAAAAGATGCTACTTTTTTATCTTCTACCTTGATATCTAACATCGCTTGTCTCTCTTCGTTCTCAATTTTGTCACGATTTAGTGTCAGAATATACTGAAAATCTTGATAGCCTTCTTGCTTCGCAAGGTAATTTAGACTTTGAACAAGGGTGTCTTGGTCTACATCGAAAATATTGTCATGCACTAAAAATAACGGATGCAGTAATCTGGTGTTCGAATTAAATAGTAATCCCACATCATATATAAACACTTTGGTACGGTTAACTGACCTGCTACCATCGTCACGAATTCTCATATAGATGTTTACAGGGGTCTTACTCTTAACAGAGTCCGCAGTATTCACTTCAAAAGAGCACTCTCGGTTTCCCATTATATACTCGTGAATATCAAGTATTGTTTGATTGAAATCGGCTATATAGCTATACTTATTGTCAATCTCGTCATCGATTTCAATCGATGTTTGCTTAACAGATAGATCAAGTTCTTTCTTATCTTTATTTTTTCTCTCATATTCATCATACAAACTTATAGATCTACTTAGAAATGCTTTCTTCTCTTCATAAATTTTGAGTCCGGTTTTGAGATTCTGAAGAACTCCTTGAGAATCAATAAGTTTCATTTTCTCTGAATACCGCGCATCAAGAAACTTAATCTGATCAGCTATTCTATCAATCTGGGTTAATAATTCTTGTGCCTTCACGTTAATAATAGTTCGTTGAAAGTCGTCAACTTTATCTTTGAAAGAAGAGACCTCTCTCAAGGTTTTTACAATCATAGAACCTAATTCTTTTTTAAACTGGTTATATACCAATTCTATCTCAGTATCATCGATAGACTCGGGTTTTGGCATAGATTGAATTTTTTTATATTCGGATCTCAAAATTGCGATCTCTTTTCGATACTTTGAAATCTCTGTATCAAGATTCATCAAATCGTTTTGAACCATATCGAACGCTTCAGCGGTTCTAAATTGGTCTATTGCCTTATCGATTATTTTTATCTCTGCTTCGAGAGCATTGAGTTCTGCTTTTATATTGCTTATGTTCTTCTTCCCGTTTTCAGTTAAGTCTTTTTTGGTACTGGCAATTACTGTCGTGATTTTTCCTAACTCTTTTATTGTATTCATGATTTTTTCGTACTTGCTTACATCAATATGAAGGAGAAACAAGTGAATAGAGAGATCATCAGGTATTCGTTGTGTTAGATCATGACATTTGACGATATCTATAAACTCAGAGTTTTCATCCCGAATTAGTATTGATAATAGACTACGAAGAGACGGGATATTTACCCTATCTAACTTTGAAAAAACAAGATCTTGGATATAGTTTCTTGCATCGTCAAGTGTATATGGAACTCCATTCCCGCTGTTCTTGGTAATTATGGGTTGTTTTTCATTATGTCTAGATCGCGAGATTCTTATAGCAGCGTTACCAATGGTTAAGTCTAAATGAACCATTTCATCTTTTGGAAAAACGTTGTCAGGGATAAGCTTAACCCTTGACTTAGAATAGTCATTAAGAAAGCAAAAATCTATGAACTCAATCACCATTGACTTCCCAACACCATTTGTTTTTTTCCCTTTTCGTGATACCAAATCTCCCTTTTCGCCTAATATCAAATTTATTCCATCATGGAATACAATAGGATCAAATATATTAGAGGAGCAACTCAATTTGTTGATTTTTATTGAATTTACATTTTTATCCATACTTGAGCCTCCTCAAAATCTATAATATCAACCGAAAAAAGAAATGATAGACCTAATACAATTTGCCTACTAGATAGGATCCCATGACCTTTAAGTTTATCTGCCAGTTCATAAATTGAAAGACACGGTTGTTTGGATTTTCTGAATTCTTTTAGAATTAAATACCCTACAAAGCTTGGCGAGATTGTAGATACTCGTTTATTAATTTTCATTCTATGACACCACGTTTGGGAACACGTTACATTTTATTGTCTCGGTAACCAAATAGAATTTGATTGCAGCTCGATCATATTTTTTCCCGCTGGCACTTAACTTATCTTCAAAATACCCAATTAAATTTTCAAGAGCTTCTAGAGGATCGTTTTTCGAAATTCCGAGCATTTTTATGCTTATATCTTGAAGAAAAATTCTTATTTTGATTTCCTTTGCCTTATCAGTAATAACCGAGTCACTAATTTCCTGAGCCGTTGATCCATAAACTGAATACAAATCAGCAAAGGCACTACGAATTTGATCGGCATACTTCTTAAATCTTGTGTCAATCTTGAACGTAGGATCAACAAAAGTATCAATTTCACCTGAAGCACTTGATTCGCGTGAAATCAGTTCGATTAAGTCAATTATCGTTTCTACTTCATTCGAGAAATGTGTTTTAATTGTGCCATCTAATGATAGCTGTGAATTGAGATATTCGTAAATTGAATCAACCTTTTCTTCTGAAAGTGTATTGATTACTTTACATAGATCTTTAGTATCAAATACATTACTCACATAGTCAAACACAAAAAGACCTTTGGTGTCAAAAGTGGTCTTATAAGCCTTTTTCTCTTTTAAAAACATAAACTGCAATGTAGGATATGTAGTATATAGCTTGACATTTAGATAAGATTTTATTGTTTCCTTGATTTTTCCAGAAGTATTCTCAGAAGTAACTTGAATACATACACCTTAGCTTTATCAACTAAATCAATGGCTGTTGCGTTTTTTGCAATGTTATTTATGTTGACCAAGTTTAAATCAAAAATTAGATTGAGTAAATGAGCAAAAAAAGTCTCTGCAACAATGTTGATATCATATAGATTCAATGAATTTAGGTGGTCAATCTCATTACTTAGAACCGAAAAATAACGGGCTATTTTTTTGATTTGTTCCTCTCTCTTCATAATTTTCACCACCATTGTATAAAATTATACCACTAATCAATTTCACTTCCAGAGATATTTGAATTTTCAAAAAAATCAGGTCGCGTTATTTAAATCCCACCCTGTACGGTACCCTAAGATTAAGTTTCTTCTATTGGCAGGGGGGATAGATCATCGAGTTTATATTTCAAAGTGTTTTCCCAAGAAATATTGTCAAGAATAATTGTTACCCGTGACTGCTCCATTGATTTGAGGAATGGATCTGATTTCATTCTACCTATCGCTGAGGATGTGAATAATGATGATATAGAATCGATAACCTCAAACTTGTGTTTTTGCTTGATTGTTATTTCATTTTGGATGTAGTCGATATAAATCCATACCAATACGTGTGGTTTTGATTGCAAATTAATAGTTGTTGTACCGTCTTCAGATGAGGTTGCTTTTATCTCATAGAATTTTCCATTTTCCTCGGCATCGAATTTTTTGTCAGTGCCCGAGTAATCTTTAAGCTTTAGCAACTTTTTAGTGATCTCCTGAGAGATCAAAGTTGGTGTAACAAGGTTCTTGTCTTCTCCGAATACTTTTTTGTGAGTCGAAGCTAATTTTTTTAAATGCAGTATATACTTCATTATTTCGCTTTTTTTCAGCATGAGATAGCACCTCTTTGATTAACATTATATCAAACAATGTTCATTTCAGAGGTCTTATTCAGGAAATAATAGGTTCCCTTCGTCATCAAATTGCGATTCTTTGCTGAAGCGTTTGTGTTCTTTGTTATGACACTCCCGACAGAGTAACTCCAAATTCTCGGGATTAACGCTAATCGAAGCATCCTCAACGTTCTCAACCGTGAGTCTATTTCGATGATGTACTTCCTGACCAATGCCACCACAACGTTCGCATCTACCATTGACCGATCGAATCTTGATCTCACGAGCAAGTTTCCAAGCATCGGACTTGTAGAAGTTATGCAGTACCTTTGGCTTTTTCATATGCTGTTCTTAGTTCATCGGCTTTATCTTCGACACGCTCCCAACGTACGGGAAGATCCTCTCGACCGATATGACCGTACTTCGCGAGGTCTTGGAACTTGATCTTATCGAATTCCAGTTCTTTACGAATGTTCGATGGACTGAAATCGAAATGATGAAGCACGAATTTCTGGAGTTCATCATCAGACATCTTCCCCGTTCCGAAGGTATCTACCGATACTGCGACAGGTGTTGCGATGCCAATCGAATAGGACACACAGACTTCGCACGTGTCGGCCAATTCAGCCTCAACGACGCTCTTTGCGACGTAACGGGCATAATAACTCGCACTGCGATCGACCTTGCTAACGTCCTTCCCTGAGAAGGCACCACCGCCATGCTTCGCGTAGCCACCATAGGTATCGACGATGATCTTGCGACCAGTCAATCCAGAATCTCCATCTGGACCTCCAATGACAAAAGCTCCTGTCGGATTGATGAGAATATTGATACCCGACAGATCGCGCCCAATGAGAGGTTTTAATACTCTTTCAATGATGATCTCCTTCGCAATCGAGAGTTCAACATCAGGTCGAGTTTGTGCTGAGACAATGATCGTGTCATAAGCGATTGGCTTTCCATCGACGTATCGAACCGATACCTGGCATTTCCCGTCAGGACCAAAGATGTGGTTGTATTTGGCTTTTCGAAGGCTGTCGATTTCTTTAGCAATCTCGTGAGCAATGACAATCGGTACAGGCATTAACTCAGGTGTTTCATTACACGCGAATCCATACATCATTCCCTGGTCACCAGCTCCTTGCTGATGATCATTGGTTTCGTTGACTCCACGAGCAATATCAGGTGACTGCTTCGAGATCTTCTCGAGAACACAGAACTCATCATCATAGCCGATGTCTTTGACTACTCGTTTGGCAATCTCTGAGTAGTTCACAACTGCTGAAGTAGTTACTTCGCCAAAGACGACTATCAGGTCATCTTTGATGGCGGTTTCTACTGCCACTCGTGCGTTCGGGTCTTGAGCTACAATCGCATCAAGGATGGCATCGCTGATCTGATCGCAGATCTTGTCAGGATGACCACTGAAGACTGATTCGCTAGTAATGATTTTCATTGTCGTTTACTCCTTCTACATAAAATAGGAAGCCTCAGCTTCCCCTTGTCTTATCGTTTGATGATCTGCTCGAATCGGTCGTAGATTTCCTGAGTGATGCGGCCTTCTCTGAGCTTTTTTTGCATGAACTCTCGAGTGGGGTTGATAATCGCGTATGGATATCCGCTACCTTTATACTCTTCAATCCTCTTCAGAAACAAATCCCAGAACGCTTGGTTGATCATATAAGAACACCTCCTACTCTATTTATTCGAGCAGGAGGTTCGTTTTCCTAAGTAATTAGTTAATCTTTTTTCAATACGGCTTTGGGAAGGTAGGCAGCGAAGCGAGCGTAATGATATCCTTCGCTTTCAACCAGAATTCCGAAGTCATGCGAATCGGATGTGACGAACAGACAATGGAACACTTCGTTCTGGTCGCAATACATTACCTTCACATTCTCTTCGATGAATTCGTAATCATCGAGTGGATTGTTGATGAAGCATTCGAACAGAAACTTATCGATGATGATGGTCTTCTCAATGACGAACTCGTCGGTGGGTATCAATTCGCTCGGTGTTGCTTTACGGATAAAGTTGGTTTTCATTTTGTGATCTCCCATGCAGTATAGACGCTGCGGTAGGTGCAGTCCCAAATGTCCAGAATCACACCGTCGATGCAAACCGTCACATGGCCAGCCATCTTCAGGATGTAAGTTCCTTTCGGATGTAGGACTGTGAAGTCCGATCCTTTGAGCCGAGGTTCTCCTCGAACCGCCTTGAAGATTAATCGAGGTTGACCTTCGAAATACTTATAAAGGAACTTGGTGTCCTTGTAGCTGGTGAATCCCCAATCGCGTTTGAGTTGATTCAGTTTGCGGCGACATTCCATGTATTCAATGTTGGTCGCCTTGCTGATGGCGCGGACCACACAGTCGGTGGTTTTGATACCCTTCGGATGGGCGTTGAACTCTCTGTACATCCTAAACCTCCATCACGTTCGAAATTGCTTCTTCTGCACTTTCAAGGCTGTCGCAGACTTCTTCAAAGTACCCGATGCGTTCTTCCATCGCCTTTCCCTTAGTTCCCATCTGGAATCCTTCAGGAAGGTTGTCGAACTTTTCTTGTTGGGTATCGCGGATCGTTTCCATCAGTTCCTTTGCTTCTAGAATCAAGCTTTGAACCTTTTCCAAATCTGTCGTAAACCATTTCTGAACCATTGTCGTGATCTCCTTCTGCCTATTGGCATACATATACATCACTCTAATGGCCTTTTATATCAAGATAATTCGCATCTATAGAGAGGTAATTTGAAAGGATTCAATGGTATCCAGAGCAATCTTTTTTCCATGCCGAATCAGATAGCAATTCTCATTCGATTTCTTATGTCGAATGTAGCGCTTCACGATCACATCTACGAATTTCTCATCAAGTTCCATGAGTATCGACTTGCGTTGCAGTTGATCTGCCGCGATCATCGTCGATCCTGATCCACCGAACAGATCAAGCACCGACTCGCCAATTCTCGATGAATTGGCAATCGCTCGTCCTACGAGTTCGAGTGGCTTCATCGTCGGATGTTCATCGTTTTTCTTGGGCTTGTGGTATTCCCAGATGGTGTCCTGGGTGCGATCGTCGATGAAGAAATGAGCTGCTCCTTCTTTCCATCCATAAAGAATGGGTTCGTGTCGCCAATGATAGTCCTGACGGCCAAGCACCAAAGCGTTCTTAACCCACACTAAACATTCCGCGAGCTTGTATCCTGCGTTTTTGAATGCATTACGGAAGTTGAGTCCTTCGGTATCGGCGTGGCAAACATAGATCGCTCCGCCGTCTTTGGTCGCTTCGAACATGTTGGTGAATGCATCGAATAAAAAAAGATAGAAGCTATTGTCTTCCATCTTGTCGTTCTTGATTTTACCTGCTGTTCCTTCGTAGTCGACATTGTATGGCGGATCCGTGAAGATCATATCGACCACTGCTCTGTCGAGCAACTTCAACACGTCTTGCTTTTGGGTCGAATCACCACACATGACTCGGTGATTTCCTAGAAGGTAAATGTCGCCTTGCTCAGAAAATGGTGTATCGGTGATTTCGTCTGATGGATCGAAATCATCGTCACTGGCATTGTCAGGCACATCGGAGTGTAGATCTTCGAATCCGAACTGAAGCATATCCATATCGATATGTGAGAGTTCTTCTTCCAGTTTCTCGAAGTTCCAGGTAGCAAGTTCAGCAGTCTTGTTATCCGCCAAACGAAAGGCCTTTATCTGGGCTTGTGTGAGGTCGTCGGCAACGATGCAAGGAACAGTGGCCAACCCCAGCTTGAGGGCCGCTTTGAGCCTTGTGTGGCCTGCGATGATGACATTGTCTTTGGTGATAACGATCGGAACTTTGAATCCGAATTCCTTGATGCTATTGGCGACCGCATCGATTGCGGCCGCATTATTTCTTGGGTTGTTTTCGTATTCGGACAACTCCGAGGGTTTCTTCATCACTATATTCATTAGTCCAGATTTCCTCGCCTTTCTCGACGCGTTTCAGCATGATGTCGATTTCTTCTTTTCGTTCGTTGAACTCTCGTCCGAACTTGATAATGAGTAGATATTTGATCGCATTGAAATCGGGTAATGCTCGCTTTTTGGTTTTCACCAGTCGCTTCTTCGTACCCGACGAGGTCTCTTCGATGATGGTTTGTACTTCTTCATACTCCATTCCAACAGCTCGTTGGAACAGCGCATCCAACAGTTTATACTTCAGTTCATCATCGCCATTGATGAAGGCTTGATTGAGTCTGGGATGAGCGCGCTTCAATTTGATGAGAGTGTTTTCGCTCACATTCATGGCTTTGGCGATATCCTTTTGGATAATCCGCCGTGCAACCATGTCTTGAATGCTCTTGATTCGTTCGTCGAGTACTCCATCAGCCTCCCATTGCTGATAGGTATCCAGTACCTTTGGCACAGTCATTCCAGCCTTTCAGGGTTCAGTAATTTTATCAAAAACTGAAGTTATCCAAGGGTTGAATACTACATTTTTCTCTGCAAAAGAAAAGAAACCCCCTTCCCTGGGAGTTTCGATCTTCTAGGCTTGTTTGGAGCCAGTATTCCACGCTATTTGTAGTATATGAAATCTGTCAATTTTTGTCTATAAGCCAATGGCACAATTTTCTTTGATTTTAGCGGTTTTTCATCGTTTTTCGTGATGTCACTTGACGGCTACTTGGCGACCACTTGAACGCATGTTGATAACCTATTGCAATACACTTGACGCTACCGTTCACAGGGATTATCGGAAATGATTCTACTTAATTGCTTCGATAAATTTATCAAAGATACTCGTACTAAACATCTCAAATTCCTTAATGTCGTAAAAGGTAGGCTCATCTTCATTGTGATTGTGATGAACAGAACTATTCAAGAATGTGAAATTGGAATCGATAAAAGCAACCAATTTCGAATTGGAGTAACTTCGATATGAAAAACCATCTATAGTTAATGCTTCAGAAGACAATAGGAACTCAATGTAAGGGCGAAGAATGAAGTATTTGTCAATGTCAGTTAGTTGGAAAAGATCAATATTCGAAAAGAGGGATGAATAGTCTGAAAATGATCTTAACAAAACGTCCTTCACACCATATCTGCCAATAAATTCTCTGTATTCATCTTCATTGAATATCAATTCACCCCTACGGAAATGAATGATGTCACATAAATATGAATACAGCCAATCCGTGTTTCGCCTAAAACCTAAAATTTCGCTATCAAACTCGCGCAGAACTCTCAACATCGAAACCTTTGATATGGGATGAACAACCGTTGACTTTATATGTTTAATTAATCTCGCAATGGTGTTTATCAAATTGGAAGAAGTAATCTTTTCAGGATTAATATGTCCGTTTTTACTTTTCATGCCTATAAAGCTGCTATTTGGCTCGCTAGATATAATCGTCTCGCGAATAGGTAACATCATTTCAAATTCATGCGTAAAAATGATGAAGATATCATCATTATGCATCTTTTTTATTAGATGCTTATTTAAGACGTCAACAGTACTATATTTCCTAAAAATATCGTGACTCGAAATAGGATCATCAAGTATAAATAGAAACTTTGCACCTTCACTTCTTCTATTTAGTTTATTTATACAATCAATCACATAAAACGCAAATGCAATTGTGTTCTTCTCACCAAAGCTCAATACATCACTCGAACGATCTACTATGTCTTGAACTGTATTTGACTCCTTACCTGTAAGATTAAACATGAAATCGACTTGTTCTTTTTCAAGATTTAATCCCTCGTCTTTTATCTTAATTTTATATGACAATCCAAACATTTCGAGGATTTGATTAAATAAAATCTCGTTCCCAGATATCATGTCCGTAAGTACACGTTTGTTTTCTGCTAATAATTTGTTATAGGATTCAACTTCAAGTTGTATTTTATCTATTAAGTCATTATACTCCTGAAGTTTGTCCGCAAGATCGTGTGATAGTATCGATTCTGTGTCAACAATTCGTAACCCGTCGGTCTTCATAAGCTCAATTTTGTTAATATATTGGTTCAACCTGTCACGTTTAGATAGTATTGTCTCCGACAGGTGAACGATTGGCAGCATCGCATCCTTATGTTCTATCAAACGCGATGATGCATCAGTTGTGCACGAATCGATAATTGTTGTCCTTAGTGCATTAATTGACGACGCATACTTATCGGAAAAAGCATCTTTATTAACATCAATATCCTTTATAAAATCCATCTGAGTTTTTGTATTTATCGTCTCGTTTTGTTTTGCTAACAGCAGCGTTCGTATCGGGCTATTATCGATTTTTTGATTGCAAAAGATACAATTTGGATTTGAAACATCCCAAAATGATTGAAAGCCATTTCTCCACCAAATGTACATATCGTCGGTTTTACGAGCAAAGCTTAGAAGGGACATATCATTACTGCCAGTGATGCTTTGTTTGGTAATATTTTTCAGTTTCGCTTTAATGCCCGTGTCAGAAAAGTGTGTATCAATGAGTTGTGATGTTTTTTGCAATTTTAGGTATAACTCGGTGAGTTTTTGACTTGCCAGCACTGCAAAACTAATAATTCCTTTCACGTTTGTTTTTAACTCATCAAGTTGGCCTTTGGAAAAAAGTACATCGTATTTGCTTGCTTCTTTTAGTGAGTTGTTAGTATAGATATATTTCTTGACATAATCCTCATCAAAAGTTAGCGGAGTATATCCTTGCACTTCTTCTGCATGTATCACCGAATCAGGTGAAGGGGAGTCTATATTAGGATCATTTGGTATAGGTATCCCTTGAGAAGCAAAATTGAGCACCTTCTTTATGGTGGTTTTTCCGATTCCATTCTGTCCATACATCACATTGACTTTTTGAAGTTGAAGACTAAAATCACGAATACAACGATAGTTTTTGATTTCCATAGTTACCACTCCCATTGTTTGATGCTATAAAAAAGTATTGATGACATTGATTATCATATGGTCTCGACGTTGTGATTTTTTTAAATCATATACATCACAACGGTTACTCATCGAGGGTAAATATCACCTAACGTTTTCCCTTCTTTTGTTTTCCATACGACCCATCCACTGTTACTTCCCAATGAAATGATGTCTGCAGCTGTACTGGGCGAATTGAAAGTATAATCTTTCACGAAGACCATTTTTTCGCCATTCATAGCGATAATTCCTTCATCAAGCAATCTATCTCTGAATTTTAATTCGTTAGAATTCGCCTTGTGTTTGGTAGGTTCTTTTCGCGAAACAGATCCTTTTAAAACAACAAACTTTTCATCTATGTATACTCCTTGAGCATCCCATAAACCATCCTTGTGTTGAAAGTAGAATCGTGGATTTTCTTGAAGCTCACTTTGCTCAACTTCAGGCACAAACACAATGAACCCCAAAGCCTTCAAGAGGGTCTTTATCGTTTCAAAGTAGACCAAGCACTCATTTTGCTTTGATTCGGGAATTGATGTGGATTTTCCCCCATTTGCATTTTCCACAAGAAAGCGATTGACTGATTTTGCAGTCTCAATCATTATTTGCTCAAGATAGGTGAGATGAGCTTTATCGAAAATTCCGCCTAAATTTTGTATTGTATATGCTGATGTCCAAAACGCCTTTTTGCTCTTGTGTTCTTGTAAACGGGTAAAAATATTCTCGGTTTCGCCGATGTAAACCATCTTGTTTCCAGATGAATCAACACCTACAAGGATGTAGCAGCCAATCCGATCTAGTTCCTTCTTGTGATTCTCAATCTCTGATTTGTCAACATAAACAATACGAATTGCCTCTGTTGTGATCCTGGCATGACTAATACGACTAGCATCACCAGTTGGAAGGTAGATTTCGATTGTCTTTGCAAGAATAGGCGCCATATGATTCACCTCTATTTATAATCCAAAGAAACGGTTGAAGAAATCCATTAATTTCTGCAGTACATTCATTTTTTTGACACTACGGTCAACTCCGTCTGTATTGCCAAACATTGATGTGGGTGGCAGCACCTTGACGATCGCAGTGCCCGTTTCTTTCACTTCGCCATTTTCGAATGAGTCTTCGATATACTTATAAGTCTCATCACGATTGAGGTTTTCCTCTCGGATGATTTTATCGAGTTCTTCTTGTTTCTTCTGATCAATGTATCGTTTCCATTCGTCAGCTACTGATTGGTCCACAGTCAGTGACTTGATGAAATTGATGATTAAATCCTTCTTGTTTCTCAACGAAGGCGACGAGTCAATGGCTTTACGAATCTCAATTTCCTTATCCTCGTTATGGTCTTTATGATACTTTTCGACCAACATCAAAATATAGTCGATATTGACTTCAACCGACTTCACTAGTTCAATTTCAAAGACGATTTCATCGTTGATGAGTTCCGCATCAGCTTTGGCTGTCTTTCGGAATTCGTCATACAAACCAAGATAAATGCTTTGATAATCCTGGAAATCAAAATCAGATAGAATCTGCTTCCCTTGGAAGTCGTCAAAACTCTGAAGGATATTCTTCGCCTTCATGATCTGATTGAACAAAAAGATAAACTCCTTCTTGAGTTTTTCGCCGACGATTTCAAGACCGATTGGATACTTAGCCTGTAATTCATTGACAAGGTTTTTGTAGCCTTTGAAGCCTTCATATCCTTCATAGTATTCTTTGAATGATTTTAGAAGTACAATACCGCCCGCATCCTTGTCACCGAAAACACTGATTGCTTGGTTGACTGAATTCTCAAGATTTCTAAAACACACGATGTTTCCAAAGGTCTTAATGGAATTCAGGATACGATTTGTTCGAGAGAATGCCTGAATCAATCCATGCATTCGGAGTTTCTTATCTACCCAGAGCGTATTCAAAGTCGTTGCATCGAACCCAGTCAAGAACATGTTGACGACGATCATCAGATCAATTTCCTTGTTTTTGACTCGAAGACTCAGATCTTTGTAATAGTTCTGGAACTTGTCGCTAGATGTATCATAACTCGTTCCAAACATCAGGTTATAGTCTTTGATAGCTGCGTCGAGAAAGTCACGTGAGCTCTTGTCGAGTCGATCGGTGTTCTCATTATTTTCGTCCTCAAAGCCATCAAGTTCCTCGTTTGCGCTCCAGCTATAGATCAATGCAATTTTCAGCTTGTTGACTGGGATGACGGATTCTTGCTGTTTCTTGAATTCAGCATAATATCGTTTTGCTGCCTCAATAGAAGCACATGCAAAGATAGCATTGAAACCAGTAATCTTTAGGGATTGCTTGAACTCTTTCGCTTGGAATGCTCGCATTAGGTATGAGCTCTTTGCTACATCCTCTATGTTCATCAATCGAGTGAAGTCATACGCTTTTTCGTTGCGCTTTGTTTTTTGTGCGAAGTGCTCAAGTACATACTCAACGTTCTTGGCGATTCGCTTGGTATCAAGCAAGGCTTCTTCTTTCTTGATGTTGTAGACTTCTTCCGAATCGTCGATGTCGTCTTTCGCTTGTGCAGTGTTCAGATAATCGATACGGAAGGGTAAAACGTTCTGGTCGTGGATGGCATTGACGACAGTATAGGTGTGCAGCTTCTTGCCAAAGACCTGTTCCGTAGTTTTGAGAGTCGGGAATTTATTATGCTGGGTAGTATTGATGGCGAAAATCGGTGTTCCTGTAAAACCGAAAATATAGTATTTCTTAAATGACTTGATGATTTCCTTGTGCATGTCTCCAAATTGAGAACGATGGCACTCATCAAAGATGAGCACGACATGTTCTAGGTAGATATCATGCTTCGGATTCTTCTTGATAAAGATACTCAGTTTCTGAATCGTGGTAATGATGATTGTTGCATTTGGATCTTCCAACTGCTTTTTGAGAACAGCAGTGTTGGTATTCGAGTTGGCCGATCCCTTTTCGAATTTGTCGTACTCTTTCATCGTTTGATAATCGAGGTCTTTTCGGTCGACCACAAAAATGACCTTCTTGATATAGTCCAGTTCAGAAGCAATTCGGGCGGTCTTGAATGAGGTTAATGTCTTCCCAGAACCTGTCGTATGCCAAACATAACCACCTGCATTGATGGTTCCTGCATTCTTGGCGTTATAGGCTATGAAGATCTGATTGATGATCTTTTCGGTCGCCGCAATCTGATATGGACGCATGACAAGGAGCATTTCATCCGAAGTGAAAATGCAGTATTTTGTTAACACATTAAGAATCGTATGTTTCGACAAGAACGTAGCCGTGAAGTCATGCAACTCTTTGATATTTCTATTGTTTGCATCAGCCCAATAGCTAGTGAACTCAAATGAGTTACTTGTCTTCTTCTTGTTGGTGTTACTGTTCGTATTTTCTTTGGTGGCTAGTTCTCTGGTCGTGTTCGAATAGTACTTTGTTTCTGTACCGTTTGAAATCACAAAGATTTGGACATATTGGAACAACCCGTTATCTGCCCAAAAGCTGTCTCTTTCGTATCGTTGGATTTGATTGAACGCTTCCTTAATTGCTACACCACGTCGTTTTAACTCAACGTGAACAAGAGGAAGCCCATTAACTAGAATGGTAACATCATACCGATTTTGATGATTTCCTTCAACTTCGTATTGATGGATGACTTGTAGTTGATTGTTGTGGATTTGCTTCTTGTCAAGAAGTCTGACATTGATGAGTTCGCCATTTTCTCTACGCAAAGTATATTGATGGTTCTCTTGAATGTTGAAGGTTTTATTTGCAATACTGTCGTTTTGATTATCGATATACTTCGACAATAATTCGTCCCATTCTTTATCAGAGAAAGCGACCGCATTCAAGCGTTCGAGCTGTACTCGTAAATTTGAAATAAGTTCTTGATTGTTGTGGATAGGCAAAAAGACATACCCCTGGTTTCGTAGCTGTTTGATCAGTTCGGCTTCAAGCTCTGTCTCGCTTTGATATTCTTTTTGGCGAAGCAAATCCGACTTATATTCTGCAACAACAGTCGATTCGCTTTGCTGAATAATTACATTGTATTGATCCACACAATCACCCCTTAAAACGTTAACAACTTATTTTGATAATACGTATATTGTTGACGACGAGCATCAATTTCCGCAGGTAATCCATTTGAAAGATCGCCGACTAAAACAGCAAATTTTTCCAGAATCGTCACAACTGACACTTGCCTTTCAATTGAGGGGACAGGAACTAGATACTGCATGACAGAAGCTTTATCCCCTCTAGGCATTTTAACACCCTTTGAATATTGCGTGTCAAAATCAAAAAAGGCGTCTGAAGAGAGTAGTTGAAACAAATATCTAGGCGAAATAATCGATTTGTATTCATCCCTAAGTCTTAGTACAAGTACATCACCGTTGGTTCCACCATCATTTGTAGCTAACCAAATCTTCTTAAGATAGGGACGTATATTACCGATCAAAATATCATCTCGAAGGTATTGAATTGCAACCCCCTTACTTGGCACGTATGTGGAAGATTTCTTTCCTTGCTTATTTGGTAGCAAGTTGTCAACGCCAACATAATTATCGGCGACTAGGTTTTCCACAGAGATTCTCTTTGTTGGGTAAAAAGCAATATCATATATATTTTTAAATATTACCCCCCCCCCCCGTTTCATTTTATCAAAATTAAGCAACTTTCCGCGATAATATTCATATTGCTTCTTTCTTGCTTCCAGCTCTGCTTCCAGCTCTGCTTCCAGCTCTGTGAATTTATCCAAAACTCGAACTATCTCGTTTTGGATTTCCAGCGGAGGAACTGGAATGATCATGCTAAGCACAGCATTCATACTAGGATGTTGTATACCCGAACCCCTATAAAACGATTGGATCACTTCAAGGTTAGTCTGCAAAAAGTAGTATAAAAATTTGTTATTCAAAACGCTTGTGTCGAGCGATGTAGCAATTCGATTGTCCGCAGTTACAAATTTGCCTTTATAATACTTCACAATTGCAGTGCCACCCCAAGGAATAGCAATAATCTCGCCTTCCGAGAGATATTCACCTGCCTTATCCTCAGTAGTCATTGCATCATAAAAACCCGTTGAAAGAAGTTTGACGTTACCATTTTCAGCTTCAAGATTCTTCAAATCTTTTGCAAGTAAATACTTATACTTAACAACCTTTTTTTGCTTATAGTCCTCAACAGCATTGAATTTTTTATCCCAAGCTGTTAATTCCCAAAGTTGTTTCCTTGGAACCCCATGTGGGCATAATTTTGCAATCAGATCCTCAATCTTATTCATTCGTGCCACCATCGAGTTCTTCAATGATTAGGTCAATTTCTTTCCGTAGAAGATCAGCCCTTTGAACTATCTGTTTTATCTCTTCGTTTAGCACTCTGATGTCAGTATCTTCTTTCACTTTTTCGGTATCTATATAACTATTGATGGTCAAATTATACTCGTGTTTGACAATTTGCTCTTGAGTGACGAGTTTTGCAAAATGAACGTCATCTCGCTTATATCGTACACTCTCAAGAATTCGGTTTATATTATCGACAGATAATTTGTTTTTGATATCAAATCGAACAAATTCGTTGCTAGCGTCAATAAAATGCACTTTGCTGTCAGTCTTGTTTTTACGTAACACAATGATACAAGTCGAAATTGTGTTCCCAAAAAACAAGTCAGAGGGAAGTTGGATTACTGTATCAACGAAGTTATTATCAACTAAGTATTTCCGAATCTTCTGCTCGGCACCGCCACGATACAATATTCCAGGGAATTCTACAATAGCGGCTGTTCCGCTCGAAGATAGCCAACTCAAGATGTGCATGATGAACGCCATATCTGCTTTCGATTTCGGAGCTAGTACCCCTGCTGGTGAGAATCTTGGATCATTGATAAGAATGGGATTCGCATCGCCTTCCCATTTGATCGAATAAGGCGGATTAGAAACGATACATTCAAACGGTTTATCATCCCAGTGAATTGGGTTCTTTAGCGTGTCTCCATATCCAATGTCAAACTTCTCGAAATTGATATCATGCAAGAACATATTGATGCGTGCAAGGTTGTACGTGGTCAAATTGATTTCTTGGCCAAAGAATCCAAGCTTCACATTGTCTTTTCCAAGGATTTTGGCAAACTTCAACAACAAAGATCCTGATCCGCAAGCAGGGTCATAAACCTTTTCTACAGTCTTCTTGTCGGGAATATGTACATTGCCTTTTTCGTCGACTTTCTTTGCTCCGAAGTCGATGAGCGCGATCCGTGTTAACAAATCACTGACTTCTTGAGGAGTAAAAAACTCACCGCCTGATTTACCTGCGTTTGCAGCGTACATCGTCATTAGGAATTCGTAAGCATCTCCAAAAGCGTCAATGGTGTTATCATCATACTTGCCTAATTTCAAATCACGAACAGCAATCAGTAACTTCCTGAGTTTTGTGTTTTTCTCCGCTAATGTGCCTCCGAGTTTGTTGGAATTGACATCTAGATCATCAAACAACCCCTTGAGGTTTCCTTCTGATTCGGTACCATTTGCGGATTTCTCGATATCCTTGAATACTTTCTCAAGTCGCACATTGAGATTTTCATCCGTTGCAGCATACTGAGTGACGTTGTGGAATAGCTCGCTTGGAAGAATAAAGAAGCCTTTCTCATCCACGATCTGTTTGCGTGCCTTCTCAGCGGTTTCATCTGACAGTTTCGTGTAATCAAATGAGACATCACCAGAGTCATGTTGGTTCTTGTTGATGTAGGAGATCAGGTTTTCTGAGATGAAACGATAGAACAGGATACCAAGTACGTATTGTTTAAAATCCCAACCGTCAATTGATCCTCTAAGGTCGTTAGCGATTTGCCAGATGGTCTTGTGAAGTTCTGCTCTTTCTATTTCTTTTTTATTGGACATGTTTTTCCCTCTCTCCCAAATTCTACCAGTATTGATAAACGAATGTATTACCATTCGCCTAACTCATATAAATTAGTACAAATATATAAAAAATCATAGTATTTGCATCCATTATACCATTCTTTTCTTACTTCGTTAACCCTGTTTTAGAAATGGATTTCAAGTTATTCCATTTCATTACTAGTTGATTTATTAATTGATAACGATATGATCGGGAGATATCACCTTGAGTGTCGATTTGCAATGATGGATCGATCAAGGATTCTAACACTTGTTTTTCATCTTCGGTGAGTTCGGTTTCGAGTGTTATAATCTCCAGGCGCTTTCTTTCGTGTGCAGTTAGTTCGATCTCAGCTGCATGAATTCGATCCATCCAGTAATACAAATCCTTCTCATGGCCAGCCGTCCCAGCCGATCCAATCCTATCATACACAACACCTTTATACCCAATCAATTTGACATTGTAGTATGTCAATTTTTCCTTCAGTACTTTTTCTTTTCTAATTGCTCTTCTTACTTCATCCAACCACTTATAGAATGGTTCGTTTAATCCAGGCTTCGAATGATTCATTGGCAAACTCCCTTCTGTGCTTGAACATCTCCAAGTTTGATAACAGTGACGACTTCATGAAACCGAACCTGTCGTCGATCGGTGGTTCTGCTCTTCTCGAATATTGGGTGATATAATCCACCGCCATCAGAACATCGTCCATTCCGTACTGGTCGATCGCATCTTCGAATAATCGATTGAACTTCAGAAGATCAAGACTTGAATCATCAATGTACTTTTTCTTTAGCATCGAATTGGTTAGAAAATGCAGTTTCGGGAACCCGAAAACTGCTTTATCCATTTTATCCGTTTTATCTCTTTTATCTTTACTTTTACTTTCCTTTACTTTCCTTTGTGTACCAATGTCAACATTAACTCGATTATTGTCGACATTAACCCCGATTTCGTCCGTTTTTTGAGGGTTATTGTCTGCATTAACTCGATTATTGTCGACATTAATGTTTTGCAATTTTCGTAGCTCTTCGGTAGTTTCTGTCGACAATAACCAGTACTGATCGGTGTCAAATTTCTTGCGTCTCCTGGTCGAAAGGATGAACTGCTTCTGAATAGCGATCGATGTCACAATCCCACTCGCAAGCAGCCTCTGATCAAATAGACGAATCTCACCACAGAAGCGGATTATAGTCTCTACTTCTTCTGGAGTCGGTGCTGCTGTTTGATAGGCTCGAACTATGCTCCTAGCTAATGACGGAATGGTTCGCTCTAGGTAATAACCATTCGAGTAGATCATCGTCAAGATACGAATATAGACAATCTCACCTAGGTAACCATAAGCCAAGTTCAGATCCTGGATCTTGTCATCCTCGAAGATGCTGACGTCGAGAGGAAAGTATTGTAAGCCTTGCTTGTAGGGTCGCGCCATATGTTATTTCCTTTCGTGAGTAGCAATAATAATTGCCCTCGATGGGCAGTCAAAACGGCGATCAAGCGTGTCGAAAAACGGCGAAGTAATATGTCGGTTTTCGGCCATTTCTATGCACAAAATTTCATATTATCTAAATGACAATAGACAGCCACTTCACGACTACTTGACGGCTACTTGCGAACTACTTCACATACACTTGACGCTTCTGTTCACAAGCATTATCAGTACGGTCATGAAGCGGCTGATCTTGTCTCATTTCATGTTGCTTTCGATAAAATCATCAAGTTGTTTTTGAGTGACTCTCCAGGTGTTGCCCACCTTGAATGCTTTCAACTTTCCCCATCGAATGTAATTCAAAAGCGTCCGTCTGGTTACTTGAAGGATGTCAAGGAGTTCACTTAGTGTGTATACTCTCTCACTTTTCTTTTCGCTGTTTGTTTCCATCATATTCCTTCAGAATCCTTTCGATGAATGTGATTCCACTACGGTACACATAGGTCTTTCTCTGGCTGTAGAGCGAGCCGCCAGATACTACCCTAGCTTCCACCACTCGGAACAGCTTCCGATCGCAGAAGTCCTGAAATGGAACATTCTCCTCATCTAGCACATGGGTTGCTCGGAGAATCTTGAGTAGCACATCCTTTCCGATATTCTTGTAACGAATGTAGGAGTGGATGATGTCTAGATCAACGCAGCTAGTCGAACCAAGGAGTGCATCGATCGACTTAATCTTGGGTGCATTCATTTTGAGGGTGGTTTCGAGGATATTGGCTTTCACTTTGAGATCCTGGAATTCATCCAGAAAGTCGACTGCTTTCTCGGGATCCTGAAGCGTATCGACTTGGTAGGTATCAAACTTAATAAGCTGTGGTAAAACGATGCGATAGAGCCAATCACCTATACGTTCGGCATCTTCTCGCTTGGATTGAAAGAAGACAGTCGACAAGTGATCTGCAGTGACAAAGAACATGTTTTGCTCTCCCTTTTCGTTAGGTACGGGAATCAATTTGATGCTGGCGTCATTGAGTTTCGATCGAACCTCTGAAACGCTTTTGATATGAAATATGCGACAGAGGTCTTTTAGATTGAAGCATGGCTCGTCGTCCATAATCGTTGCACGAACCTTGCCATAGGCAGTGTGTTCAAACTCTCTAATCATAGGTTATCCCTTCATTTTCTTTTTGGTAGTTCCGAATAAGGTAGCGCTGATCTTCCATTCGATGTGATCCTTGGTTTTACGGATCCGATGAACATAGATCTGCGTGGTCGATGGGTCTTTGTGGCGGAGTAATTGTTGTGTTTCCTCAATGTTTGCGCCTTCCAAAAGCGACAACGTCGCAGCGGTGTGGCGCAGACTGTGGGCAGAATACTTAGGATTATCGATCCCGATTTCACGGAGCATTTCTTTGACGACCATACTCACCACTCGTGTTTTGATGCGTTCCCCTTTGAAGGGATTCGCATGGTTGATGAAGAGAGGCTTGTAATCGTCGGCTCGTGCGATCAGGTATTCTTCAATTAGCTGGTAGACTTCTGGTGATAATTTGACATAGGCATCTTTCTCATCGTGACCTTTGCCCATGATATAGAGCACTTTACTTTCACCGATGAAGCTGATGTCTTCCACATCGGCTCGTTCCACTTCAATCGTTCGCAAGCCCGTAGTTAAGAGCAGCGCAATGAGTGCGTAGTTTCGTTTTCCGATGATCGTCTTTCTCGCGTGCATCTTCGCACGCTGCAGGAGTTTTTGTGCGGCTTCGACGGTCAACGACTCTCGTTTAAAGTCGGACTCGATCTTCATGCCCTTGATGCCTTCGGCTGCGTTGATGCCATAGCCTTCCACGTGGTACCATCGATAGAAGTTTCGTATCACCACGATGTGCTTTTGGACCGATGCCGCTTTGAGTCTGGACTTGAGTTTTTCACGGTATGCCATGACGTCTTGCCGAGTTGGTAGGTTCGGCAGTCGGTCAGCAAACTCAGCGAACACTGACAAGATTTTCTTGTAGCTCTGCTTCGTTGCCGCTTTGATGTCGATATACGCCAGGTACATCTCGATCCGCGCACGAAATTCCGCTTTTTCGTCCATTTTTTCCTTCCATTTGATTTACATAATTGAATTGAGTTGTATAATCGGACTTGTAGAACGGCGCTCGCTTTTCTACTAGCCAGGTCTGTACTCGTCATGCAGGCTTGGCGATTTTTATAAGTCCTGATTCATTTCGGTGTGTTTTTTTACATGTTCACTTTCGAGTTCGAGGAACTTGATCGCATCGATCTGAAGTACTCGAACCAACTCAAGAACCAGAGGAATGGGTAGTTTATGACCACGCCGTCCGCTCTCGATCTGGTAGTAGTAATAATGCGACAACCTTAACATTCGGGATACTTCCTCGACCGAATAGCCGAGTCGATTGCGATGCTCAATCAGATAAAACCTTGGCAATGGAATAGCCTGATCGCGTGTTTTCTTGTTTCCTGCACCATTTAAGGGCATGAAGGAACCTCCTTTCATGGATTTCGATGGTGATTTGATTATAGTTGAAGCAGAACAAGCAAAAAATAACTTACGGAGGGAATCTCTCAACCACAACAAAAAGGGTTTCTCGAGAACCGAAAACCCCCTTTAATTGACTATTTTTTTAGGTTAATGTCGACAATAACATTGACGAGAAACAAATTGTTGTGGTATCATTCTTGCAACTTTGTAAGGTTAGAAAGAGGTACCCTCCTGATGTCCATCATGACCACGGAAGACGACTTTAACAGTCTGTTTATTTGCGAGAACTTGCGACGACTCCGTCAAGCACATCATTTGACCACGACCCATGTGGCCAATATACTCAAAAAATCCCGACAAGGTTACTTGAACTACGAGAATGGAGATCGTGAAATCGGGATTCATGATTTGATTAAGCTGTCAGGATTCTACGGAGTGACCATCGACGAGATGGTCGGGAACCCGTTTTCGCAACACAATAACAAGCCGATGTCGTTTCGGACCTATGAGATGGTTGATGGTGAACTCACACATGTGATGCCGCTACCGATCAACACCGCCAATGATGATGTGATCTGCGTGAAGTATGATGATCGGCAAGTCGACTTTTTCTGGCGTACCCAAGTGCATCATAAAAACAAGGTGATGCTCTTTGAATACTATAATCGACCATACGTCTCTAAACTATTTTACAACACCGATGGCGGTGGATGCTTCTTCTTGCACGACGAACCGTTCTATTTCACAAAAGCTCATGCGGACAACATTGTGATCATCGGTGTCTTCTCTGCGAAGCTCACCAAAGACTTCACGATTCCGAACTTTTTGTAATAGTTGATACGATTGTGCCACTGGCGTGTAGTTTCAAAAATCGAGTTGTGATAGACTACTGGCGGTAGGTTCGGCAGGGTCACAAACTCAGTGTCCACAAGACACGCATTTTCTTTCGGGGATTGCTTCGGCGATCCCTTTTTCTTTACCTTTTCGGAAAGGATGCTATGAACAAGAAAACAATTGTGACCCCCTCTATGAAGTGCGAATATTCAGAAAAGATCGTGCTTCAACTCTATATGCAAAAGCTCATCACCCAAGACGAATACAAGACAATCTTGATCCGTTTGAGAGAACACTATAAAATCACTCGGGATGAATCGAAAAGCAATGGAATATCGCCAAATTAACTTGCGTTTCATTGCTTTCAGAGTGATGTATGTGTACTAAGAAATGGAGGCTAAGCCTATGCAAAACAAACAAGTGAAAGTGATTCAACCAAAACCAATCTTCGACCTTGCTGGTGCATTGCCGAAGAGCATCAAAAAACGCGTCTGTGCGTATGTTCGTGTGTCAACAGATAATGAGGAACAGAAGACAAGCTACGTCGCTCAAACCGACGAATACACGAATCGAATCCAGAACAACGCCGAGTGGATCTTCTGCGGCATCTACGCCGATGAAGGCATCAGCGGTACTTCCACAAAACACCGTAAACAATTCAATCTCATGATGGAAGCTGCTCGACGAGGCGACCTCGACTTGATCATTACAAAGTCCATCTCACGCTTCGCTCGAAACACCGTTGACTGCTTGAACTACATCCGCGAGATGCGAACCATCAATGTCGAGATCTATTTCGAGAAAGAAAACATCTACTCTTCAGATCCGAAGGTCGACTTCCTACTCACCATCATGTCGTCCATTGCTCAAGAGGAAGCTCGGAACACCAGTGAGAACGTGAAGTGGAACGTTCAGAAGCGATTCAACAACAGTGTCCCCATCGTCAACCACAAGCGTTTCTTAGGTTACACCAAAGACAAGAAAGGTGGCAACCTGGTCGTTGTTCCCGAAGAAGCTAAGATCGTTCGCGAAGTGTTCCAAATGTACGTGAGTGGAATTGGTCCTCAAAAGATCGCTTCTCATATGGAGTCCCTCGGAGTTACGACTGGCGCAGGTGCTACCAAGTGGAGCATCTCAACAGTGCAAAGCATTCTGAAAAATGAGAAGTACACAGGTGACCTGGTGCAGCAAAAAACAATCACAGTCGACTACCTAACTCACCGCCGAGTCAAGAATAACGAAATGGCTCCAATGTATCACACCGAGAATGCGCACGAAGCAATCATCGACAAGGAAACCTACCTCCTCGCTCAACGGATCCGTGAAGATCGCTGTAAAGCGAGAATTGGTCAGGATAAGAACCTGGCCAAGTACAATGCGACTTATCCCTTCTCTGCCTTCATCGTATGCTCTGAGTGCGGCCGCACATTGAAACGGCGGTATTGGAACTACGGTTCTCCAGCTCAACGGGTGATGCAACAATGCGGCGGTTACATCGATGGAAAAGGTAACTGCCAAGCCAAGGCAACTTACCAGGAGATGATCGAAGGTGCAACGGTTCAAATGCTCAATGAAGTGTTCCTGAAAGATCATGACATTATCCCAACAATACAAGCCATTATCAAATCAACCATCAAGGTGACTGATGTCGAAATCAAAATAGCTACCCTGCGCGAAGAGAATGAGAATGTTGAGAAGATGATTTCAAACTTAATCGACATCCAAGTGAAGAGCCCAAGTTTATCAGAGTTGGATTTCAATCAGAAATATCAATCCTTCACGAACCAACTACGTGAGAACAACTCGATCATTCAAAAGTTAGAAGCTGAGTATGTCGCAAACTACGACACACGATCCAGACTCGCCAAAATCGAATCCACATTGAATCACCTAAACGAATCTATCACCGAAATTGATGGCGATACACTACGATCATTCATTTACAAAATGATCTCAGTCAAGCCCGATGAAATCGTGTTTTGCATCGCAGGGAGTAAGAACTACAGTGACAAAGAGTTCGCCGAAAGACGCCACGAATTTGAACGCTTGCAGCCAATCGCTGAGGGAGTGTTTCGGAGCCAGAAATACGCAAAAATCATGCATTACAGAGTCGTTGTCATTTGATTTTTTTTAGCTTTATAATATGTTCTCATACACCACCAAATTGACATTTTTCGTTGCTTTTTTACCCAAAAATATGTTGTGTCAAAATCCGAAATATATCCTTAAATGCAAAAAAGCCATCCGAACCTATAAAAAGGACTCGGATGGCTTTGATTTTGTCTCTACAGTGTCAAATTTCAATTTTGAGAACAGGTCGTCAATAGGAAAATCACAGTTGTTTTAAAGAAAGCAATGTGATAGACTCCACGTGCGTGGTGTACCCCAGATTGCTTGAAAATATGCTGTAAAATATAGTGCAGTAACATATTTTTGGCCAAAATATGTTTAGTCAAACCACACTTTATTATAGACTGGATTAAGTGGTTTTTAATGAGTGGTTTTGCGTTTTTTCATCTTGGTACCTTTGTTCTGTTTTGAATCCATTCCTTTTCATTTATCATAGCACCTAAACCGCACAAAGGGAAGACACATTACTAAATCTGAATCCGATTGGCGTTTGATAATTCAAGGTCGAGTGGATCCGCTTCCGATTGTAGAAGAGTTCGATGTAGTCAAACAACTCCGCATTGACTTCGCTAAGGTCGCGATACGTCCTTCGATAGATCCTTTCCTTCTTCAATTGTGCGAAGAAACTCTCGACACAAGCGTTGTCGTAGGGACATCCGCCTCGAGACATGCTTCCTCGCATGTGATAATTGGCGAGTAGGGTTTGATAACCCGCTCCTGCGTACTGGGTTCCGCGGTCGCTGTGGAAGATCGTGCCTTCGGTATCCGGATACCGCCCGACCGCTTCTCCCAACGCCCGCTTCACGAGCTCGGTGTCGATTCGCTGACTCGTCGCATAGCCGATGACTTCACGGTTGTAAAGATCCATGACAACCGCCAAATAGACCCAACCGATCCTGGTCTTGATGTAGGTGATGTCACCGGCCCAGACGACATTCGGACCATCTGGGCGGAATTGCTGCTTCACGAGGTCTTCCTTATATGGGTTGGTTTCTTGGTGATGGCGAAACGGTCGGTACTTCCGCTGCGTGACCGAATAGAGGCCGTGCTCCCGCATGATCCGCCTGACTTTCCACTCGCTGATCGCGATTCCTTCGTTTCTCAACTCCCTTGTGATCTTCCGACATCCATAGGCGTCATCGCTCGCATGAAACACCATCTCGACGTCACGCACCAACTCTTGCTCTCGCAGTCTCCTTCCTCTTCGCTTCTCTTCTTGAATCCGCCACTGGTAGTATTGCCATTCCCGGATTAAGAGAACCCTGCACATCCTCCGCACGCTGTGGCGAGACTCCTGGCGTCGCATCGCTTCGCACTTCAGTCGCGTGCTTGCATAAAGATGTGCAGGCACCTTTTTAAGATTTCCACGTTCTCCCGTTCGTCCGCTAGCGCTTTGTCCCTTGCCTTCAGCTTCGCTTCCAGTTCCCGGATCTTCCGTTTCGTCTCCGTCGGTTCTTTCGGCTTGGTGTCTTTGACGATTCCCTTCTCTTCCTGATAGCTTGGCAGATTGTTCTTCCGCCGGTGATCCCTCACCCACCGGCATACGGTGTTCGTGTCGATCCCAAGTTCTTCCGCCACTGATGTTGCGGACTTGCCGGACGACAAAATGTGGAGAACCGTCCGTTCCCGCATCTCGTCCGTGTATTTCGAATTGTTGCTTGGCATGCTTGAGTCATC